GGATGGGCCTTTAACAATACCTGTTCCTAATAATACTGATTCAAATATTGAATGACGTAAAACATTTGTTGCATTTGAATCTAATAACTGGTCATGAATTAATTTTTCCATTCTACGAGCAGTTTCTTTTGCAGGATATATTTCTGGTTGATTAGGAATACGAGCTTTTCCATCTATTAAATTTGCTCCATCATATTCCGCTTGTAAACCTCCTAAGTTATTTTCTATAGGAGTTGCTTCTGTTGCACCCGGCAATAGCTCTTTACCATCACCCGGAAAACCTACAGAAGATTGTAGTTGTTCTTCACCCGGTACGCCTAAGTGCATTGTTTCTGCAATACCTTCTGGTACAGGAGTTGGATTAACTGTTATTGGAAATTTTTTATTTGCAAATAAAACATCAACAATTTGTCCATAAGCAGCTAAAGTTTTAGTTTTTGTAATTTTAATAAAAACTTTACTTTTTTCACTGTCTCTAAATTGAGTTGTACTATCATATACACCTCTATAATTCTTAAATGCACGCAGCCATCGCCCTTCGTGGCTTAATCTAGCTGTTTTAGATTCTTGAAATTTAGATGTTATATAACCAACAATACCGGGAGCATCCTCCGCAGGCATTATAGATGTTTGGTCTGCACCTTTCGGTTCATCAACCATGTATTATCCTTATTTTAGTATGCTTTTTGTTTATCTGCGTTTAAAACTGCTTTATCTAATGGTTTAGACTTAGCTGTTGGTGTAGCTTGAATAATTGGATTTTCATTTCCTTCTGGAATTTCTTCTTTAAAATCCGGTTTCATTCTAGTTAATGGAGCATCCGCTCTATCAGCTTTTAATTTATCTGAACTCATTATATAGTCTTTACCATAGTTATAATTATTATCTGGCATTATTTTCTCCGTATTATATTAATTTATTTGAATACTCTTTTAGTATCCAAAAACTGTATCACTGGGTTCATAAGCAACCCTATTTTTAATTCTGTTTAACGTTGTATTTAGTGTTGGCTGATTAGATTGTCTAGTCATAATCATATACCTTAATGCATCGTATGCGTGGTCATCAGCTTTTGTATCTACATCTTCTGGATTTGTTTTTGATATAGGTATACTTGCTAATGTTCTAATTAAATTTGTACAAGTATTAAATATTTTTAATTTAGGTTCTGCTGTTTTAGGGTCTATTTGTAATCTTCTATGAACTTCTACTTTACCAGAAATTCTGTCTCTATCAGCAGGTAACCAACGAACACCATTTCGTATCATTGTTTCTGCTATACTTGGGCCTAAACCAACTTTATTCCAACAACTTGTATCTAAAATAGATAGAGCCATTTGAGGGTCAGTTCTTTCCATTTCTAAAATCATTTTAGCTAAAGCTTCACCTGTATATCCTGCTGAATACAACTCACGATAAATATAAATATTACCATCAAAGTCTACTGTACCCCATAATACACAAGATGGAGAAGCATACCCGTAGTCAGCCGCTCTAAATCTTTGCCATCCTATAGGAACTTCAAATGGTTCCATAGTATGTAAGTGTCTAGAGAACTCTGGAAAAGCTGCACCTTCAGCAACTTCCCAATCTCCTTCTAATAATCTTTTTCTTTCTACATCAGGTAAAGAACGAAGCATTGCTTCATACTGACCATCTTGCATTAAGTAAGGATTATCAGTTAATCGTGCAGGAATAAACTTTCTTTGAAATAAAGGTTGTCCTGCTTTTTCATGTTGTTCTGGCCATTTATATATTTCGCCAGAATCAATATCCCTAGCTGCAAATGTTTCATGCGGTGGTGCGGGGTCAATATACATTTTTTTAACCCACCATCCCCCTAAACCACCGGGGTTGGCTGTACACCTCATATAAGGTTTTATTTCTTGGTTGGTTGTTCTTAAACGAGAACGTAAGTACTCCCACACAAAAGGTGTAGGATAATGTGTTATTTCATCTATACCTATCCAGTTAAAAGCTTGTCCTTGGTATCTAGTAACATCTTTATCTCTATCTAAGTAAGAAAACCAAGCGGTTGCTCCACTAGGAAATATCCACATGGATTTAGATTCCTTAAATACTGCTCCCGGAAATGCTTTTGGATATAATTGCTTGCTTTTGTCAATCAACTCTGTTAATTCATCGAGTGTTCTTCTAATTAACAAAGCCCTATGGTCGGGTAAATGAGCATATCTAAGTAAATCAGCTAGTAGAGCATATGATTTTCCACCGCCTGCTGCTCCTCCATATAGAACATCACGTTCTGGAGATGCTAAAAAGTCTGTTTGTGGGCCTTCATTTGGCTTAAAAATAACATTTTCTTGATTTACCTGTTCTTTTACAGCTTTTGGTGCTATTTTTAAGTCATCTTCTGTTAAAACAGAGGGATTTTTACCTGTTAAAGTTCCTTCTATCTTTTTTAAGCCAGATTCTATGTATCTAACTTTATCTCTTTGTGCTTTTACCTGCTTTACCTTATTTTCAGCAGTTTTTTTAGCTTGACGAAGCTTTTTTTGAGCCGCCATGCGTGCCTTTGTTGCAATACTATAGTTATATTGTCTTTTAGGCTTTGGAGGAGGTACTTCATGCATCTAAAAATTTAGGTTTTCTAACATTAACATTATCAGCATAAACTTTTCCAGAATACATATACCGTTTACCACCTTTTTCAACTAGTATACCTCTATTCATATCTTTAGCAGTACCTTTTATTTGTGAACCTTCAACATCTTTTTGTATTTGGCTTTTTTCTTTCTTTTTTATACTAATTGTCATTTGCTATAGTTAATTTTGTATAATGTTTTCTTTTTGTAAGTAGATTTTTTATCTTTATTTTTTTTATAAGTTTTATAATCTTTTTCATATCTAATATCTAAAAGTTCTGGGTAATTTTTAGACTTACCAGTATATAACCAGTCTTCTCCATATGCTCTATTATTAGACTGCATCTTAATACTACTATTATCTTTTAATGGTAATTCTTTAAATTTCTTTTCTTTCATTCTTTTCCCCTAATACTTTTTTTCTAAGGCCTTGTGCTGATATTTTTCTACCTGTTGTGGCTGAAAGCCAAGTAGCAACTTCCCTATAAGAGCAAGATTGAAGATAATTTTTTGCTTTTCTATAAGCCTCAAGCTCTTCTGAGATGGGTAATAACGTTTTTTTGTCTGTTTCATCTAATTTATATCCGAATGGTATTGTTGATGTTTTTCTTGTGTCTTGGGTGGTTGTGCTTTTCTCCATGCTAGGTAAACTATAAATTTATTATGTAATTGTTGGGGTTTAAGTGTTGATGGGTCTTCATTAAATTTTTCTCGTATCCAGTCATGAAATTTAGGGCTTTTTGTTGTTAAAAAGGGTTTGGGCATCTAATACTTAGGTTTCCTTACTCCTCCACCTTTTGCGTAGGTTTTTATCTTTCCGCCTTTATTCTTTTTATCTTTTTCTGCTCCTAATCCTCTTTTTCTTAGTGCTTTAGATAAACCTATAGAAGCACCCATTACGGCAGGAGGTGTAACAATTATTGTAGCAACATCAGCAGGTGTTGTTTCTAAAAAATCTCTTTTTATACCATCTTTCCACATTCTAAATGTTACTCTATTTTCATTAACTGGTGTTGATTCAGGATAACCTTTTTTTGTTTTTTTACCTTTTAAATCTATATCTTTTTTTAATTTCTTTTTAAAAATTGGTTCATTAGCCTTTTTAAGTATCTTTGATTTTGCTGCAGCTTTATCAAGTTTGTCAAAAGTTTTTTTAGCTGCATCATAAGCTTTCTTACCATACTTAGCTATTATATTAGCACGGCTTACTCCTGCAATAAGTAGTTTAACTATTATATTCATTTGTATTTACTACTCATTTATTATTTTTTCCTCTTGTTTGCTAGGTAATAAGACAACACCATGAATTGCTGTTACATTGTGGTCTACTGTTTCTCTAGAACCTATACCTATACGGTTTAAAAGGCTCTCTGCGGCTTTTAATCTAAGCTCGCCCTTGGGGGTTGTTCCATCTTCGTCTAAAGCACTTATTAAATTGTTAGCGGCTTTCATTCCATGTGTCGCTAAATAGTTCTGTGTTCGTTCTACTATCTCATTAGAAACTGAATTAACTAACCAAGAGCGTGATGTAGGCTCATATCCTGCGGTTTTCATTGCTTGGGGTACACTTCCACCGTTATCTATAAGAGCATCTACAAATGCCTCTTGTTTTTCTGTTAGTTCTTTTTTTTGTTTAGGTTTTTGAGGTAGTAGGTTCATTTTATTTTTTTTTAATTCTTTGTCTATCTCTTACTCTGTATCTTTTACTTCTATTTTTTGTTGCTTCTACAGCTTCTGATTGTGTTTTAAAAACTTTAGAAAAAAATCTTTTTTGTTCTGGATTCATAGGGTCTTTTTTATGAACTGTTCTTCTATTAACCCAACCTTTACCTTTAGGATTTTTTATTGTTTCTGTATGTTCGTGTGACATTTAATATCTAACTTTTCTAACTCCGCCGCCTTTAGCATAGGTTTTTCTAAAATCTTTGTCAGATATAGTTCTACCACCTTTATCTTCCCTCATCATCTTTTTATATTCATCCATCTGTTTTTTTAACTGTGATGGTAAAGGTATACTCTTCTTTAAAAAAGATGGAGGTAGTGTAGGAAGTCTTTTCTTTTCTTTTCTATCCTCGTTAAACTTTTTAAAAAACTCTCTAAGTTTCTTTAAATAATCTTCTTGTGTTTTTTTTCTAGTTATGTAGTCTAACTTTGTTTTTTCTGTCATTCTATGTTATCCCCCAAGGTGTTACTTAGTACAGATT